CATTGTTTGCGGCATTTTGAGCATTGGATGCGGCTAACTGGGCGTTATATCCCATCTGTGTAGCACCCAAAATATCAGCACCAGCGGTGTTTGCTTGCATAGCAGGGTTTACAAAAGATGGCCCTTGCACTTGTGCGCCTGTTCGTACAGCGTTTAGGGTGTTTAGCGGTTCATTACGCAAGTACGCTTGTTCTTGTAAACCTTGTTGTCTTGCCTGTTGACCAACACCAAAACCTTGGGTTGTTGCGCCCAAAAGAAGGTCATTCTCACGCTGAGATTGTTGCATCATCGCACGGTCATACGCCTCAGAGCCAATATCTATACCTCTGTTAGCTAAATCTTGCTGTAATTTGTCACGCCCTTGTTGAAGCTGTGGGGCAAGCCTTTGCATATAGGCTTCTTGGTATGTCTGACTAGGATCAAAACCCGTACTTGGTAATTGACTTACATCAAACGGGGTTTCAAGCATATTGCTGACATAACCCAAACCTTTACCAGTAAGTTCGCCAAGCCCTAAACTTGCTTTGTTTTGGTAGTCTAAAAGCTGTTGTTGGGCGGGCGCAAGGGACTGCGTAGCTTTCCACATTGGATTGCCAAACTTATCTTCCCCCGAAACTTCGTACTCTAAAGAACCGTAAGGCGTGTATTGATTTACACGATTAGCCGCAATATTAGCCCGTGCCGCCTCTAAGTTACCTGCCGCAGTTTCTTTTGCCGCCCCAGTGTAATCTGGTGGTGGTGGCGCACTAGCCGACTTTCCCATACTTTTCTCCTAAAAACTTACATTTGTCTTTTGACATTACAAAAAACAACAAATCTCCAGTAGGAAAAACATCAAGTAATCGTGCTTGTTCCTCAAACCCCAATTTCTTGACAAACTCTACTGATTTGTCGTTACTGCTTATTACGGGGGCAATAATCTTACTTACCCCCAATTGTACAAAAGGATAATCAAAAATGGTAGATAAGTATTGCCGATTTAATCCTTTTTCAAGGTAAATATGGCAAGTCACCGATTTTTGATTAAAGTCCTCATACCATACTACTGATTCTATTTGATCCGTTACCCAACCAATAGTGGTGGAATTTTCGGGTGTCCATACCATGTCTAACTTTTGGGCGATAAATGGCCCTAACAAGTCTTTATCAAAACATAGCACTAAATGACTCCACCCTTCTCCATCACATAATCGGTACTAGCCCAATGAAAATCAATTCCTTGGCTTGCCACATTAAGGCTAATTGACCCCGCATAACCTAAACCTGTCACGCCTTGCCAAAACTTACTAACAATTAGATTACCGCCCCAGTTGGTGTCATCCCATAATGATGTGTCCCAAACCCCAACATCTAGGGTAGACGGGTTAAAGGTAATTTGGCTAGTTAAAGGTACTGTATCAAAATCGGTACTAATACCGCACAAAACGGTCGGTAAGCCGTTATCGGTTTGTAGGATAGGGCGTACTAGGGTAAAGCGTTTTTGCTGTCCCCTAGACTCAAAATACGAGTACGCTTGCTGTACAAAACCGTTGATATTGTTAGCATCATCTGAAAAACTGTCGTAAAAGCGGGCTACATAGCCATTACCGCCAAAATACATATCTTCACCACTTGCTTCCCAGCAATTTGCACTAATATTGGTAAACCTAGCCCAAGACTTTGTAATGGTGTGCATGACATATTGTTCAGATCCCGTAGTTACAGGGATATTAACAATTAGCATATTGTATTTGGCTAGGTAATTCATTTGCCAGCCGTAATTAGCAGAATAAAGGTCTGCCGCTTGACTAATAGCAAAGAATATCTTATCGGTGATGTTTACACGGGGGTCTAAACGGGTGGACTGTAATCCTGCGGATAGCGGTACTAAACCTTGTTGGGTTAATAATAGGATGTCACCACCATATTTAAAGACGCATTTACGGGCAAAAGTTTGTCCAATGTTCCAAATACCTACCAATGCCCAATCATTAGGGTCAGATGGGTCAGAACCCTTATATACAGCGACTTCTCCGTTACTTGTAACGAATACGGCTAGGTCATCAACCCCGTAACCAGCGTCAATAGTCCATGTTCCCATTGCTTGTAGGTAGCCACCATTTTTAAAGATGCCACCTAGGGGGAATGATGTTACCGCCCCGTTTATTGAATCTACGGGCAAATACCAAAAATTTAAGGAGTTTTCTTCTACAAAATACAAACGCTCTTTAAACAGGTTTACATAGGCAAATGTGTTGGAATTTTTGCCTGTAATGTAGTAATCAATCGTATAAGTACCCATAATGGTTGCATTACCGCTAGGGGCAACCGCCATCGTATAGGTAAAGGTTGATGCACCCGTTACAGTAATGCGGTAAGTGCCGTTAAATTCTGCGGGGGTCGCACCTGCGACTGTAATCGTATTGCCAGTTACTAGATTATGAGGACTAGCCGTTGTTAGGGTAGCGGTTAGGTTACCCGTTCCACCCCTAGTAATCGTAGAAATAGTCTGTGCGGTACTTGTCGTAGCACTTCTTGACCAGCGTGTACCATCATAAACAATCATGGGGTCAACATTGTTTACGGCTGGCATAAAAGAGCCGCCAGCGGTCGTAATCATGCAATGCACCCATTTACCATCGGTGTTACCTGTAAGGCTAGATGTAGCCGTAGAGGTACTTGTGTCATAAATAGTCGTAGCGGTAGCCCCAAACAGCTTTGTAGTCGTTGGGCTTGAATAACTCATCAAAGACAATACTTGACCTACGATTCCTGTAGAAATCTTGGTATAGCCTTTTCTGAGGGTCACATCCGTAGGCGTAGGGAAAAAGTTAACCATCTGAACCGCATCTAGCTGGTTCATTTCGGCTAAAGAATCTCTAGCGTTCCAGCCCCCAATCGGGGATGGTAGGGATGCTGTAGTGGCGGTAAACCTCTTAGCGACCGCCATAGTTAACTACCGTAGCCAGTATCAGGGATATTGGCGTAACCAATAAGCACCTTGCTTGGGTATGGCGCAAACGATAGGGTAGCAGAGCCTTTGTCGTTAGCCTTGGCAACACTAAGGTAGCGCATATAATCTTGTTGCAGTGCAGTAGTATCGAACGACTTAATCTGAAAATACTTGAGTTTTGTAGCCAAGACTAATACGGTGTCATCCAATACAGTCGTATCGGTATCAACGGTAAAGCTGTTTTTGACTGCTCCAGCGGCACTTCTTACCCAACCTTTTGAGCGGTACTCAAAACCTAAATACTCTTGCGTGTTGTAGGGCGGCCAAATTTGGAATTGACCACCTAAGATACGCCACCTAATGCGTGGGCCTGTTGAGATATAACCCGACTTGAGCCATTGCCATTGCTGTGCATCTTCAGGCCCAAGCATCTGCCAATGTTTCGTCTTATCCCAGTGAGTATTGTCCGTAATGGTTTCAAAGTCAGGGGGTAAGTCGTATTTGGTCTGTGAAAAGGTAACAGTTCCACCTACGCTGGTAGCCGATGCAAGCTGGCTAACAACAACGGTAGATCCTGCTACGCTTTCTACATAGGTGTCTTGTGGAACATTCGTACCAACTACGGAGTAATTATTGTTTAGACCCGTGACATTACCAACATTCAATAGGTTGTAAGTATTGTTTATGGTGTCACAGGTCGTAGTAATTGCTGTGGTGTAGAAACGGTACTCTAGTTCCAAAGCTTGCCAGTCATACTCCTTAACCAAGTCATACCCAGCACGGTTCATCAAGGCTAGAATCTGTTGCACATCCTGACTTGTATTACCTGCTACATAGGTAGGAACGGCTAAGTTTAGTTCAGCGGTTACTTGCTGGACTAATTGGAGCATGGTCGATGACATATTAGGCTTCCTCTGTGGCTACCGCTTTTTTACGGGGTTTCTTTTCACCAACAGCGGCAAGTATAGCGGCCATTTGTTCCTGCATTTGAGCCAGCTTCGCATCTGTTTCTGCTTTTATTTTAGCAGTTTCTAAGTCCTTTTTGGCAAGTTCTTCTTTCAAAGAATTGATTTCGCTTTCACGCTTATCGGTTTCTGCCGCATTGGTAGCTAGATTTAAAAATGCCTTTGCCTTGTCACGGAATGCGTAAGGTGACATTCCTGCCGCCATACCCATGCGCTGTAACTGTAAGTCAGATGCGTGTGCAATCGCTTCAACAGTGTGAAACTTCAATGCCCTTAACTCCTCGGCTTGGCTTTTTGACACGATAGGCCATTCCGATACGGGAGTGCCAACAATATCAGGTTCGTTTGCGCCCACACGGTTCATGTAGTTAGCCCACTGGATCGGAAAACGGGTCTTATGGCTAGGTAGCGCATAAGTATCAATCTCGGTCAGGGTATCGCCAGCTACACAGATGTGTACAAAGTCGAACTCTTTAAATATTGGTCTGCCAGCTTCTAGGGATTCTTGTTCCTGTTGTACAGGTCGCTTGTAGAAACGAACCTGTAAACGGCTGTCTGCGTTGTTTTCATCTGAAGGTAATGCCATTTTTAATTCTCCTAAGGTATTAGGTTGTTAAAAGGAAAAAAGGGGCTACCAATTAAGGTAACCCCCCGTTTTTACTACAAAAAGCTATTAAACACTAGCCTTACTGAACCAACCATAATCGCCCGATGCCATAGAAGCACCTGACACATATGTACCTGCACCCAAGGTAACTTGGAATGTGGAAGCGTTGATTACGCAAGTAGCGGTTGATGCGGCAATTGCTACACCAGCTTGTGCGAATACATAGCGTAAGCCATTATTTGCAAAAGTCTGTAGACCGAGTGGCCCAATGGTAGGAATTGCTGTGCCAGCGGAGTTTGAGTTGGTGTAAGCAACACCATCCAAGTCTACGCCAGCGATGGGAAGAGTTGTATATGCCATGATAATTTTCCTTTTCTAATCAGTGGATTAAGTGCCTGACAAGATGCCTTGCAATGAAGCATTAGAGCAGGTAAGGTTACCAGCCCAGCCATACAGCTTCACGATTGCATCTTGGTTAATCGATTGACGCTCGCCACCGATAGGAACGAAATTACGCTCTTTATGTGGGCGGAAGAAAATGTAATTGGTGTTCAAGAGATACATATAAAGCGGATTCTCTTGAGCGCCTATACCGCCTCCCAAAATAACATCGGCACTCATGCCTCCACCGTAGAACTTCAAGGAAGCAAAGCCAGCCGCACCTTCGTCTACACCAGCAATACGCTGGATAGCCTGTAAGGATGCAACATAGCGTTGATACAGGGTGTTACCAGCGATGATGAGGTCTACCTTATCAGTTCCACGAACGGACTTGATTGCGGCTGAAGTCATAGCGGCTTGGATTAAGCTAGAAGAATCTGCACCTGTGGAAGATTGGTTTTGCCAAAATGTCCAGTTTGCACGATTAATACCACCGTAAGTTCCAGTTGTGTTAGCAACAGCAACAGCGGCCGCTAAACCAGTAATGTTTTTACCACCATTACCTGTACCGTCACCATAGATGTCACCTGAAATGCGGTTCAAAAGGCGAGCTTCAGAAACTTGCATACGACCATCTAACAGGTCGATGATTGCTTCTTTGCTTGAGTTTTGGAGCATTTCTAGACCACTCATTGTTACAGAGTCAGCGTACTGAGTAATGCTGAACTGTGCCGCAGAGATTGGGCTATCAGGGGTGATGTTTAATACTTCGTAACCACTGTATGAATTAACATTGTTGGTCGAAGGATCGTTGTACATAATTTCCTCAAGGATTACATTACCGCCTGAGAATGGGCGTACATTGCCCTTTGAGTTAAGACGCTGAAGAACTGCATTGTTCTGCGTCAAGTTGTCTGCCAATACTCCGCTACGGCTTTGAATGGTAGTAGCGATAATATCGGTAATTGCACTATTAGCAAATGCCATGATATTTCCTTTATTAAGTTAAGTTAAACCCTACCGCTTTCTGCCTCGGCTATTTGAGCCATTAGCATTGAGCGTCTGTCCTTTGCATCTGTCTTAGACACCTGACCGCTAGGAGTAACGGACTTCGGACTAACAGCAGTTGCTTTAGCTTTTGCTACTTGCTGTGCCTTAGATGCTTGGGTACTTGCTGACTTCAGGAGTCGATCCTGATCCAGTTTGTACGCTTCATCGTTTATACGCACCGCTTTGGCATAAGCCGTTTCAAGGTCTTGGGCTATACCTCGCTCAAGTAATTGAGCCATATCTTCCCTTACCATGTCAAAGTGCGGAAATCGCTCTTTGTTACTGCTTACCCGTTCGATTTCTGACATCAAACGAGCATTTTCTTCTTGCTCCCGAATCGCTGACAGTTGTTGCACCTGCTGTTGTGTTGCCTGTAGCTGTTGCATTAACTGCTGTTGATACGGGTCTACATACGCCTGTTCAGGCATTTGTAAGCTATCTGAATTTAATTGTATTCCATAATCTTGTGCAAGTCTATTAAACGCTTGTAGCTTCTGTTCGTAAGTTCCATTAGCAAGCGTGTAGTGCGCCCGACCTAGGTTCTGTATCCAAGCTACTGGGTGAATGCCGTGCTTTTGTAGTTCAGGAACAAATGGGCCAATTGCTTCGGTTAGCTGTCTAGCGTTGTCGGCTTCGGCTTTATAGGCAGATACGCCCTTCTTGTACTCGGCTTCACGCTGGTTGGCGTATTCAGCAAACTTAACGAAATCCTCTTTGTTAAGCTGTTCGCCCTTTTCCATCTTGTTCCAAATTTCTACATACTCTTTCTTCCATGTAGTTGGGCGTTTTACTTCTTCAGCCACAGCAGGAACTTGTCCCACGCTGTCAGGTTCTTCAACGGGATCGGCTTCGCTATCGACTTCTGCGCTGGCTTCCTTTGCTTTGAAGCGACCTTTTTCGTCACGGTCAACGCTTTCTTCGCTACTTTCTTCACTGCTCTCGGCTTGGATTGGATCGTCATTTACTTCAATCTCCTTTTCTTCAGGTGCTTCAAGTGTGCCTTCTTCGGCTTGCTCTAGTGCGGCTTCCAGTAACTCTCTGCGGTCATCTGACATGGTTTTCCCTATCTATAGTTAAGTTTTGAATACGCTATTTCAGCAATCTGCCGTTTACGGGCTTCTTGGTCTTTACGGCTAAATTCATGGGTTTTCTGCTGTGTAGGCACATCGTTGCCTAGTTCAATGCAATTGTTGCGCTTTAGGTTCTCACGGTGCTTAGAACGGCTAGAAATCCATGTGCCGTCTGCCATGCTTATGTGACCCTCGATGTCAGGTATCACCGTTGGGGCTTCCTTGGGTGTCATCTCCAGCTTTGCTTGCCATGCCTTGTCAGCTTCCTCGCCTTCAAAGGGTAGATTCCAGTAGGCTAGGTACTTTTCACGGTCATCAAACTTGCTTTGGTCGTATTCTTCGTGATCGACCTTGCAATGCGGGCATTTAACGGTGACTTTGACTAAAGCCATTACATTCTCCTTATGATGTCAGGTAATTGGTCGTATTCTTCGGGTCTAAGTAGGCAAACGCTGTCATACCAGCGGGCATTCTTCCAACGCCAGCAGACAAACTCCTCTTTAGGTAGCAAAACCACGCACTTTACGCCCAATGCGCCAGCCAAATGCGCTGTTCCTGTGTCTACGGT